TATTATTTGGCGTTCGGCAAAGTTTCGACCCTGGGCCCGTCGTTTCCATTCTCGCTACCATGTTCCTTGTTCCTCCTCACCTTGTCTGCCAACCATGCAATGACCTTGCCTTTGTCAGCAGGTATATATTTCCCATCAGCATCTATGTGCAAGGTAACAGGTGCAATGCTTGTCTTCTCATATATAGATTTCGTATCATGACATGACTTACACAAAGCTAAAAGATTGTTTAAGTTATACATCGAACCACCACGCGTGATAGGTATCATGTGGTCAACGCATCCCTTGTATTCTCCTGGTGTTATGTCTGTCATCACACCAAATACAAGACAACACTCGCATAATGGATTAGCACGACGATAAGCCTTACTCATCTTTGCCCATGCATTATTGTAGTTGCCTTGCTCACCGCTTGGTGTACGGTGTAGCTTGGCTTTATGTATTGTACTGCTTGTTCCTTTGCTTATGTATGGCATTTATATTCCCTTTAGTATCTCCCAGCGTTTCCGGTTTAGTAAATCTATGTGTAATGTTTCACGAATGTATGTTCTTCCTGCTTTAACGTAATCGGCTTTGTCTATGTTGCCATTAACTATATCCGTTACAAATTCCAGGAATTGAGCAGAATCAGTATACTTAATCACACCAGGCATATTAAATTCTGGAAAGTAATTATCAGCTAATACAGGCATACCGTTTGCAATACACTCAATAGCAAATATATTACTTTTACATAAATTAAAATCATTGCGCACTAATGGATAGAATCCAAAGTCACCTTCTATTCGCTGCATAAATGTAAAGTAAACAAACATAGAAGACCAGTCAACATTAATAGCTTTCTTGTTTAAGTCATACATCATAAACTTATTTAAGCCAAAGAAAGTAACTTCTGTATCCATTTCAAGCATCTGATTTATCTCAGCCTTTACCGTATGTAAATCCGCAAAGTGTGTAGATCCTCCACGCCAAACAAACCTTGTAGGTTTATGTTGTTCTTTTACATCAAACATTGGTAAGTCAGTAGGATTCCAACCATTAGGTATGACAAACATTGGTATCTTTCCCTGGCACATTGGATAGTACAGGTCATATAGCTTTTTGGTAGAGACAATGACTGCATCTGCAAATAGAAAAGTATCTGCAATTTGTTTTTGTACTTTCGGATTGCTGAAATAGTGTGCTGCTGGATTGTCATCCGGTACATCTAAAAGATGATCATCAAAATCTATAATCACCTTCTTCCCCATCCGCTTCGCATCCGCCATAATGCCAAGGCTTGCCGTTGAATTAGGCCGTTGAATCAAAACAATGTCAGTGTTATAAATGTCATACCACATTGCTTTTTCCTGCTGACAAATAATGTGTTCAAACTTCTTTTGTAATGCTAACCTTGTAAATGGGCCAATGCTACGATAATAATCGGTAGCTTGGCTTTTGCTTGATGTAAATGTGGTTAACTTCATTTTGTGAAATTATCTAAAATGTGTTCAACTGTTTTCTCAAGGCTAACACGTTTTGATGAATTGTAGCTAAGATTTAACTGTATTTTCAACAGCTTATCATACACCTCAGGCTTTAATAATACCCCTTTCTTTTTAGGCACATTTTCTTTTGACATATTTTTTTATCATTTTATGTTGCAAATATATATAAATAATATAACTTTGCAAATAAAAATATATTTATGATTAAACTTATCGTATCTGGAAGAGTTGGAAGCGACGCACAATTAAAAAGTGTTGGTGATACTATGGTATGCTCCTTTTCCATTGCCCACACCGAAAAGGTGTATGGTGCTAATCCATCAGAGAAAACTATTTGGGTAGCTTGTAGCATTTGGGGAGAGCGTGCCGAAAAACTATCTCCGCACATTACCAAAGGAAGTTTTCTTGTAGTTGAAGGTAGCGGAGGAGTAAATGCATACCTAAAAGACGGCCAGGCCTCTGCAATGATAAATTGCCGTGTTACTTCCTTAGAATTTGGTGGAAAGCCTGCTACTGAAACAACAATAACTACTCCGCCAACTGGCAAAGTGACATTTGAAGGAGTAGATGGTGATTTACCATTTTAATTTTTAAAAACGAATAGTATGAAAAATGAATTTGAATGGGATATATACTCCCCAATCACTCAAAGCCGTGATCAAAAGAAAGCATGGCTATTACTCGTAATAATGATAATGGTGTTGTGTGTTTCTTTCATGGGCAATGCCTCACCAAAGCGCACCAAAGACATACCTGATCCGTACAAAGAATATCCGCAGGAATTTCCTCAGATAGATATGAAAAACCTACCGGGCAAAGAAATAAAAAATCTTGACAAAGAGGAGTTGTTAGAGTATTTAGATGTTAGAGGCTTTCGAAGGTTGGAAGGAAAAAACATTGTCGAATTAAGACGTATTTGGTTAGCCTATATGTATGACAGTTTTTTTTATACAATGCACAAAAAAACAAACCTTCCAATCTCCGTTATCTATGCCTTCTTTATCATTGAAGCAACTAACAATGGCATTGAAAGTAATTTGATGGCTAAAGCCTTAAATCCTGGTGGCATTAAATACCGAGGAACAGGCAGCAAAGTAAAAGCGATGGATGACTGCTATAAAAATGGCAGAAAGATACCCTGCTCCTTCCAGGCATTCAACTCATACGATGCCATGGTGCAAGGCTGGGCAGATGTGTTGAACTTGCCGAGGTATAAGAAGTGTAAAAGGTTTGTATTTAAAGAATTTAACAGAGGAATGACTGCAAAAGAAATAGTGAATGAAACGTGCAAATGTTTTTACAAATCAGGCTACCATACCAGTAATCTTTGGAAAGTGAGAAGTAATTTATCAACGGAATACTGGACAATGAAAGCCAGTTTTCCCATAATGGAATTTTAAGATGGTTGATCACAAATATTTTTTTGACAAATCTGTTGAACTTGGTTTTACAACGCGTGACTATGAATCACTTGTTAACTTGCATGAAAATGGAGCATGGACATTGAAGATAATGGGATGTACATCTGTTTTTGAATTTGGTAGCGGATTAGGTTTCTTTTTATCTGCCTGCCAGCGAATTGGCTTATATAGACACGTCGGCTTTGACATTAATCCCTATGAACGTGATTTTGCAATTAGCAAAGGTGTTGCACCGGAAAAGTATTTAATTGGTGATTTTGCGAAAATAAAATTAGGCAAGTATGATGCTATCTATTCAACAGAAGTATTTGAACACATGACAGATGAGGAATTGAATAAAGTTCTGCCAAAGTTATACAAAGCCTGCAACAAGTATTTTTATTTCACCTCTACACCTTTCTACTCCGCTGACCCAGCCTTTGACAAGGAATGGGGACACATTAACATTAAGCAAAAAGAGGAATGGATAGCGTTATTTTATCATCACGGCTTTGATTATTTGCAGGATGCGAAGGATGTGTGTAGCTGGGGAATGATTTTTAAAAAGAAACAAAATATGTAAATATTTGTTACATTTGTATATCCTTTTGAATCAGGTAGGAGCGATTCAAAAGGTATTTGAAACAAATCTTTGTTTCACCTTGCTCAATGGACTCCTACCCGTTGAGCATTTTTTATTTTATTAAAATGGATAGTAAAGAAGTAATTTTAAAAATTTACAAAGCTATTTTAAATGGCGAAGTAGAGGTTTCAGACGTAAAACAAAACTGGGATAATGCAATGATTTTACATTTTCAACAATTAAAAAATTCAAACTTTGAAAAGTTTGTTTTTGATTACAAGGATGAAATGAATAAAATTTCACTTAATGAATTTGAAGAAAATTACAAAAATTATAAAAAAAATACACCTGAGGTAAAACAAAGAAAATATGCTGAAAGAAAACATACTTATATTTTAGTAAATAAAGCAAACAATAGATATAAGATTGGCGAATCAATTAATCCAAAGGGAAGGTTAATTACACTTAGAAGCGAAGAACCTGAAATAGAATTTTTATACTTATGTAAATCTACTATTGTAAGCGAAAGTCAACTGCATAATGAATTTAAAAATAAAAGGCATATTGGAGAATGGTTTAATTTAGAAGAAAATGATTTGTTAAAAATTAAAAAAATGATGCAATTATGATAAACATTGATACAAGACTTTTACCTAAGGTGACACCTGACGAATTGTTTTTACTTTGCCATATTGTAAATTTTATGAATGAAAATCGTATGTGTTTTCCATCAAACAAAAAATTAATTGAACAATGTAGATTTAGCGATTCAAAGATTTTAAGGGTTAAAAATGAATTGGTAGCTAAAAAGATTATAAGCGTTAAACAAAGATTTAGACCTGATGGCAGTCAAACTTCAAATATTTATAAAATAGAATCTGAATATATTGGTGTTTTTGTAACTGGAAAAAATATGTCAAATTTGAATACCCACCCCTTCACCGATGAAGAGGGGGACACCTTTAATACTGAAGGGGGGACATCTTCAAAAATGAATACCCTTGAAGTATTAACTAATAGAAGTATTAAAAACAAAGAAGTATTAAGTAGTTGTGAATTTGAAAATTCACCGCCTTTTGAAGCAGAAATAAAAAATCCTTTCTCTCGCCAATCCTACCATGATTCTCTGACCTATGAGCAAGGTGAAAAAGAAAAAGAAAAAACTTCGGGTAAAAAAGAAAAAGAAAATGAGCCGAGCAGAGCCGAGCGCCAGCCTTCCGAAACCTATTCCGCCTTCGCTACTTTCTGCTCTACCTATGAACGCTTAGCCGGTGTAACTTATCCATCTGATAATGGCAATTATATTATGACTGCTAAAGATGGTGCTAATTGTAAAAAATTAGTGCAATGGCTAAAGAAGGTAAGCGCAACGGAGCAAGGTGCAGAGGAGATGGTTGCAACATTTACAACTGCTGCCTGGCAGATAAGCGATAAATGGCTGAAGGCTAATTTTACTATAAGCAATATTTACTCCCAAGCCAATAATATTTATACTAAATTTATGTATGACAACCCAGTTGCAAAGGAGAAAAGAAGGCAGGCTGAAATTGATAAATTAGTAAACGAATTTACACTATGACACCAAAACAAAAAGCAGACGAAATTTTCACCCATTACCACAACCTCATCCAGGAACAAGGCGGAGAACTTGGACAGGAGATACTTGTATCGATCCTGGCAAGGCAATGCGCTATGTATGCGTTAGGGTTATTAGTAAAAGAAACATTAGAACTTTCAAAAGAATATTCTAATAATTTTATATACATATACTGGTTAAGGGTACAAGAAGAATTAGAAAAAATTGAAAACTTATGACACAATCACCCAAACAAAAAGCAGCATATTTAATAGATAAATTTAGCGACCGATACCAAGTTTTAGATGTATTTGATGGATGGAAAGAATTTATTGATTATTCGAGATCAAAAACTAATGCATTAATTGCCGTAGAAATTATAATAAATTGTGTTTTTTGTAATAAAAATGAATCTGAACACAAAAATTATTGGAAAAAAGTTAAACAGGAAATTGAAAACTTATGAACAGAACGGAATACCTTAAAGCATATATGCGTAAATGGTACGCAAACATCAAAGAAAACCAACCCGAGCGTTACAGGGCCATGCGAGACCGTGAAAACAAGGTAAGGAGGGATAAATGGAGGGATGATGCAGAGTACAGGGAAAATAAGATGGAGTATGTTAGAATTTGGAAAAAAATAAATAAGGAAAAATGATGACAAAGGAAGAAAAGCAGGAGTATAACCGCGCCTACCGGGCAAGGCCTGGAATGAAGGAAAAACTAAATAATTACTACCGCATTTACCGACAGTTAAATAAGGAAGTAATACAAAAAAGCAATTCAGAACGCTATTATAAACGTAAACTAAACAGACAAATCAATGACCAATCTAACGAAGTACCAACCACGGAACAATGAAGAATTAACCATTATTGAGCAAAGAGCCAACCGCATTGCCAAGCTTGACGCAAAGGATGCATACAGGGATGTGTTAAACACTATCAGCTCACTTTTCCCTCTTTACGGCATTGATGGCGATGTAACTTTTTATTCATCTGTTGCTAAAGAGATCATCCAGACTTTTGGACAAATTTCGTCAAAAGAAATAGAGATAGCCTTTCGCCTATTTTCAGCGGAATCCTTGGAACTTGATGATGACATAAAATTTTACGGAAAAGTAAATATGCATACTATTGGCAAAATATTAAACGCATATATGGTATTTCGCCGTCGGATTATTGCCGCACACGACTCAGAGCAGGAAGCCATGCGCATAAATGCCGACATGGAAGAAAGGGCAAGGCAAACAAAGGAAGATATATATAATAATTTCCCACAAATGATAAAAGACTTTAAAGGCACTTGTTATGATGATTTACCATTATACTGGTTTGACATTGCGACAAATTTAGGTCTTATAAACTACGAAGAAGGAGAAAAAGCAATCCTATGGGAGAAAGCTAAAGCAGCAGCATTGGAGGAGCAGCCAGAGGCAATGGATTTAATGACTATCAGAATCCACAAAAAAAAATTAGAGCAGGGCAACACATCAAGGGCAGTTGTAATTGCTAAAAAGATGGTAATGTGGAGAAAGTTGTTTAATAAAGAAATAGGTTGATTTTGGTTAATAGTTTTTAGGTTTACGATGGTTGAGTGTGCGGAATTGACTGCACACTTTTTTTTTTACTTTTTTTTAATTATTTTTTTTATAATTTATATACAACTTATAATTTTTATTATTATCTTTGATTGTCAATAAGACAAAGCATTCATCACAACAAAAACAAACATCATGACAAACGAAACTCAAAAAATTGAACAATCAAATTACTACAATGTAATTGACAGTATGGGCAGACCGACAAGTATCTACTATTGTGCGTCCAATATTAAGGAGGCAAATAAAATGTTTAAAGCTGATACGGCTAACTATCAAAAACATTCTTACGGTAAATTAAGAAGAGGATACAATGGCGGAGTTAGAGGTTAAAAGAGAAAATAGGGGAAGCACTCGCAAAAATGCAAGTGCTAAACCTAAATACTCTGAACAAACTAAAACGGTTGCATTTCGCTGTCCATTGTCAAAGCTTGATGAGCTAAAAATTATAGTCAAGTCTAAAATTAACTACTTAACCGGGCAGCGCCCCCAGCTGCCCATTTTTTTTTACTAAAACAAATACTATGATATCAGAACACCGTTATTCAGCGATAAGGCAGGCATTTTATGAAATCGCCATTTATTGCCTTGTTCAAAATCAAAATACCTTACTTGGTTTACAAAGGCTAAAACACATGAAAGAAATAATTGACAGAGTAGAAGTAAGTAACGATCTCGATGACATAAACTACAATCATCGATATTTCAAAAATGTATTAGAATCAGCAATTATTGAAACAGAAACATTTATCAAAAACAATAATATATGAACGATGCAAATTACGCGGTATTAAATTACCTAACAAATGAATACGGCATAAAAGATATAAGCATTGAAGGTGTTGAGGAAGCTATTGACTTAATTTTCAACTTTAATGATTTACTGCCCACCGAGCAGCACTTGTTTAACTCTATTATGCTCCAGTCATTAGATTTTGAATGGATATCCGAACAATTAACCAGCTATCTAATGGAAGAAGAATTAAAAAAATTGGACGCACAAAGAGAAGATTACTATGATAATAAATAAAGCAAAGGTAAAATATGCAGCTGGGCAGCCAAGAGAAGGACAGTATGGACCATCCATAAACATCCTCGTTGTATTCTCCGACGGCAAGGAAGCCAGGATATATGGTAAGCCTGGTGATCCTATCCAATCGCTAAAGCAAGGCGATGTTATAGATGTATTGGAAGAAAAAGGAAAATTAAAATATGTGCAATCCGAACCAACTACCGAGATGGCAGTTGCGAGCATGAAAGAACATGATGCTACAAATGCGGAAAAGCCTGACCTTGCAAAGATGGTATTTGATTTGTCAACGGTATATACACAAACATACATTGACATTTATAACAAATTAATTGAGGCAAAATTGCCGCATGAGAATGCAACTGCTGCAACTTCTACTATCTTTATACAGGTCTTTAATAAATTGAGATGAATGACTCTATATGTAGCAGCATCTGCGCTGCTACTTTTTAAAAAATTTTAAAAACTAAACAATGCTTACATTACCAAAAGAACATATTTCCGTTTCCCAAGTTCAACTCTGGGAGCAAGATCCGATTGCATACCAAAAAAAATATTTTATTGGCATACCGGACAAGCCATCTCCATTCATGGATTTTGGCAAACAATTTGCAAAAGACATAGAAGATTATAAGGCAGGTGAACAAAGGCAATTTAACTTTCCACCTCAGTTTTTAGAAACAACTAAACTATATCCCTACGTTGAATATAAACTTGAACACGACTTTACAGATTTTAAATTTCTTGGCTTTATAGATAATATGTCGGAAGACAATGAAATTGTTGTTGACTTTAAAACTGGCACATCTCCATGGACACAGGCACGCTTGGAAGAATCATTGCAGATGCAGATTTATTCAACTATAATATTTTACCAATTCCAAGTAATACCAACTTGTTTTATCAATTACTGGCAGACACGGTTAAGAGGTAAAGAAGTGTTATGGACTGGCATTAATGAAATTTACAAACATACGTTTAACTTCCAGGAAATGGCAGCAGCAGAAATGCGAGTAAGAAGAGCGGCAAGAGAAATAAGCGAAGCGTATGACAAATATCTAAATGATGATTTAAACGAGTTGTTTAACACATATAGTGAATGGATAGCACTTGAAAAAACAGTAGTAAAGGAAAAAGAAATAATTAAAGGCAAAATATCTAATATTTTAAAGGATGAGAAATTAGCCTTAAAAGTGAATGATAAATTAATAACTTATAGCACTTATCAAAGAAAAAGCTATCAGTTTTCTGACAATGTCCAAAACAAAGAAAGTGAACTCAAGCTGTTGCAGCTACAAGAGATAAGTAGCGGAGAGGCAATTGAAGAAAGCAAAACAGTAACGCTTATAAACGTCAAAGATGAAAGAGTGGAATAATAAAATGCTTGATATCCAAACCTTCTGCGAGGAAGTAAACGCCTGGATAACAACTGCTCCATCTGCGGAGATGCTTGATGAGTGCGATGAATTCCTGCGACAATTATCTGCCTACTATTCAAGGTATACGGTGATTAGTGGTATTAACGAGAGTATATATAGCCAAATGCTAATGACTTGTATTCGTGATATGCCAGAGGAAGAATATAAAAGGGTGAAACACTCCTCCACCTTAACCGACTATTATGTCAAAGGCAAATACCCTAAAGCAACTGCCATCTTTGAGCAATGCAGAGCGGTGCAGAAATTACTGCTGGTTACGTCTGACAATTACCGGACATTGTTAAGTAGCTTTAGGCAGGAAAGAATATTGGTAAACCACATGGCAACATAAAGATATTTGCAGACCGCAGGACAAAGTGATGTAGGTTGTAGGTTACATTTCTTTAAAATTACACTTTGTCGCGTTAGCGGATGAATTGGCAGCCTGGAAAGACGGGTACTTACCACCCGAAGGTTGAGCAATGCTGGCACCGTGCGTTGATAAAGGGATGGAACGGTGCAATTTTAAACCATTTTGTTGACGTCACCGAAATGGTGACCATGTTCCTGACCTCAAGAAAATGATAAAAAAAACAAATGAAAGTAGAATTATTAGAAATATTTGGAAATGATGACATGGTTGTTAATGCTGCCAGAGTGTCCTTCGGCAAAGAAGCAGCTAACTACTCCGAGGAAAACAATGCCAGGCTGATCAAGTACCTTGCCCAGCATAACCACACTTCGCCTTTTCGCCATCCGCAGATACAATACCGAATAACCTGCCCTATCTTTGTTGAAAGGCAGTTGTTTAAGCACCAGGTAGGTTTAACTGCTAATTCAATATCAGGCAGGTATGTTGACTTTGAAGATAATTATTACAAGATTGATAATTTTAGAATTCAAAGTAAAAGCAGCAAACAAGGCAGCGATGGAAGCTTGGAATTGACTGATAATGAAAAGGCAGAGGCTATTATGCATTTAATTATAAATTCAAGTAAAAGAGCATATAACGATTTATTAAACTTAGGAGTAGCCAAAGAGCAAGCCAGGGCTGTGCTGCCGTTATGCCTTGAAACTAATTTTATTTGGACAGGATCATTATTAGCTTATATAAATTTATTCAAACTTAGGATTACAAGAGACACACAAGTTGAAACAATGCAAATAGCGCAAGAAATGTTGCACCAATTAAAGTTAACTAATAAATTTATTCACTCATTAAATGCATTTTACTTATGAAAATAACAATTGATGATTTAATGGAAGCATCAGGAAGAGGATTAAGATACAATGAAGGTAAACTTAGATACGATTTGATCCCAGCCAAAGCAAATCAGGAATACGCCAAGGTGCTAACCAAAGGCCTTGAAAAGTATCCACCTAACAACTGGGAGAAAGGAATGCCCTGGACAGAAGTAATTGCCTCCGCAATGAGGCACTTGGAAGCCATACGACTTGGCGAGGACATTGACCAGGAGAGCGGACTATTACACGCTGCACACCTGCAATGCAATGCGGCAATGTTGACTGAATATTATTTTACTAAAAAAGAATTTGATAACCGTAAAAAATACGACAAATGATTTTAACCGACCACACCATCATTGATGAGATGAACGAAGGCAACATTAAAATTATGCCTTACAATCCTGCAAATCTTGGCACCAATTCCTATGATTTAACTCTTTCAAATACATTGGTATTATATACAGATAGGGTATTAGATGTAAAAAAGAAGAACCCATCCGCTCCAATGATTATCCCTGCTGAAGGAATTATTCTTCAGCCTAATATGCTATATCTTGCATCTACGATTGAATATACCGAAACTTTGCGTCATGTGCCGGTAATACAAGGAAAGTCATCATTGGGAAGATTAGGCTTATTTGTCCATGTAACGGCTGGATTTGGCGATGTAGGCTTTAAAGGGCATTGGACATTAGAACTTGTTTGCGTGCAACCTATTCGCATCTATGCAGGGATGAAAATCGCACAGTTAGTGTACAATGACATCAGCGAGATGCCAAAAATAAGCTATGACAAGAAAGTTGATGCAAAATACGCTAACCAAGGAGTTGATCCGCAACCATCACGTTATCACAAAAACAAAATAATATGACACAGAAAGAAGAAAAACTATTTTTAATTTCAGTTAGAAAAATCATTGTCACTATTGGCGGAGTGTTAACTGCCGCCTGGATTATTTACTATTTATACGACTTGTTATGGAAGTAGAAATGAAAAAGTATATGATTCAGTATGAAAATGGCAACAAAGTACTGGTGAGCGCAAACAACTTGGAAGAGGCATTGGAAGAATTTAAGGCACTAAGAATTGAAACGGCAACAAAAGAGATACGAGTATTAAGCAATTACGAAGTATATCACAAGCATAAGAAAGAAAATAACGACGGTTAATGTGTGCATAGTAAATGTTTTGTCAGGTGCGGAGAATTGTATCCGCACTTTTTTTTTAAATTATTTTTATAAAAATATACATTGTATTTAATTTATATTATTTTTGTTCTATTAAATCACTAAACAAACACATTATCATGAAAAAGAATTTTAACAATCAGAAATTTGAATGGCTATTTGATGACATTACATCTTCAATGCCTAAAATTATTTTTGTAGGTATTATTTTAACCTACGCCATTACCGCAGCGTTAAACGTGTATTTTTTACCGCTTCCGCTTTTGCTTTCCATTCCTGCAAGCATTATGCTCCAGTTTGGCAGGTTTGCCATCGTTTTCATTGACTTTTTAAACCCATCAACAAAACGCTCACCTTATCCGCCAAAGGTTGCTGCCATTGCTACTGTAATAGCATTGTTAGAATTATGGTTTTCAATTCAAGGCCAAGCACAAGGTGCTGAATTTTACGCTATGTTTTTCTTTATCGGTACAATTATCTGCTTTGGTTATGTGTTGGAGATACAATTCATTGACAAGGGCATAGAAGCGTATGGTATTGGCGTAAAACAACCAAGAAGGCGCAATGTATCTAAGGCGAAGGAAAACACCGTTAAAATGAACGCTACAACGTCTCAGCCTATTAAATTTACGATGGCCGTATGTTTTGTATTATCCGTAACTATGGCAACTGCCCAGGAAAACCATTTTATGGCATACAACTATATGAGCCTTGAAAAGATTGGAGGCAATAGACTAGAAAGGACTTATTATGATGTCATTGAAGAAAAGCATTTTATTGACACTATTACGACAGATTACCTTGATTCATGGAATTTTTGGGATGGCTATTCAAGGACATCTATGGATAATGATTTATTTATGACATTTGGAACGCAGACAATGAAGTATAATAAGGCATTGCAATTGTGGTATTATGACAGAAAATACTACGATTATCCAGGCCTTTTAAAATTTCTTTGTAAATATGTAAAAAGAAATTTCACAAATAAAGAAATAGAATGAAGTATGTAGGCATTGATCCCGCCATGCGCCTAAACGGCTTGGCAGTATGCGTAATAGATGATAATAAAGTGTATTTTGGAAAGTATAAAAACCTTGCAGCCTGGATAATGGATAGTTTAAATTATGACAAAGACATTGCCGTGATTGTGGAAGATAGTAGCTTACAAAATATTACCTTTCGTAAACACGCTAATGTCAAGGCTTCCAATAAAATTAGCCGCAACGTCGGGATGAATCAATGTGCAAGCAGAATAATTATAGATTTATTAACTTTGAATGGACATAGAGTGACCGGTATATCTCCACAGCAGAAGGGCAGTAAATGGACATTAGACTTTTGTATGTCTGTAATAAAAGGATGCAAATTGGAGGTACACGGAAATAAAAAGCTATCTCAAGATGAAATAGACGCTTTTACTCTTGCCCTTCATGCTAAAACATTTTACAATGATGCAAGAACTGGTTATAAAAAAAAGAATCCATAAACTACAACAGTTGCAGATGGAGGAGACATTGAGAAAAAAGAAAGATTATTATTTTCTTGACCTTTTAAAGGAAAGAATAAAACAAGAACAAACTAAACTAACACTTTTAAAAATAGGACAATGAGCAACTTAACTAAAAAAGAAGAACAATATCTTGAGGAAATGTACCATAAATTTCCTAAACCTATAAGGTTCAATAATGTTATTCAAACTAATATGGGATTATTGCAATTTTATAATTCTAAAAACGACAAAGGAAATCCTTTTTATATTTATATGTCAAAACAACGAATGGCATCTATTTTATATCAAATCATTAATAGTAACCATGAAAAGGATGATGTAAAAAAGAAGGCAGAATTAATGTTTAAAAAGATAAACACAGGGAGTGTTTGTTAATTAGTGGTTTTCCAAATTTGAGCCGCAGGTACATTACTTGCGGCTTTTTTATTTTACCACTCAACACCCTGCTCAATGGCGTATTCAAGAATACCTTTAGCGTGTGCTTTTGCAATGGTTTCCTGCCACTCTTTATCTATCATCAACAATGCATCCTGATAATTGGTAAAGAAGCCATTCTCCGTTAACACGGCTGGCATAGCAGTATTTTTAATTATTTGAAAATTTGCTTCCCGATCCAAATCGCCATCCGTTCTATCAGTTCTATGCACCCAGCTTGGCGTAGCCTTTATTACCTCATTACCTATAAATGTCGCTAATTTATCTGACTTTGTCTCTCCTGGTGTTGTAAATATCTCCCAGCCTCTTGCCTTTGTTGACTCAGCAGCATTGCCATGTATGGAAACAAGGATAGAGGATTGAGCTAATGTTTTATAACTGTTGGCAAGTTGGCAGCGTTTATTTAGCGTTGTGTCATTTATATCATCATATATCTTTTTTACTTGGAAGCCATAATCAAGCAAATAATTATATAAATAGTTAGCCAATGACCTGTTAAATACACCTTCAAAAAACCAACCGTAGCCATGAAAATTACCTTGCCTATGGTGAAAGCATTTAGATGGGTAAGTTGTGTATTTATCAGCACCAACGCCAGGCCTTAAGCCACCATGCCCTGCATCAAGGCATATTAAAAATTCATTGGGTTTCATTCGGCAAATTGAAAATTATAATGTAATTGGTTTACCTTATCAATGGTGTATTTCATCCATATACCTGCACCTGCTTTAGGAGATAAACCTTTTTCAACGGCATAACCATTGAAATTAATAGGTGCATTTTGATAAGTGCCTGTTTTGATATGCCATTGCTGGTCAATTTTTTCCCCATATCTACCAATTCGATTTCGTGTAATTGGAACAATCCATCTATCATGCGTATGTCCGCTTATAATAACGTTGCAGTCGGGAAGATATACGGCTTTTCTATTAGTTTGAATGACATCTCGTGTTACTGGTCCACCACCACCATACCCATGATGATATCCTATTATTAAAGGATATTTTGCGCCTTCTTCAAAATTGCTAAAAAATCTACAATATATATATCCTGAATAATTTCCCTGAGACATTTCCAAATGACTACAAATCTTATCAACAATGCCATACTCTATACGCTTTTCAACGCTTGTCTCATGGTTGCCTGGGGAATAAAAGGCAAGGATAGATTTATAAGGTGTAAGAAATTCCACCACATCTTTAATCACTTCATCAATGTATTTGGCAGAGTTGTATTTCGGATTAAGGTCAGCCTTATTGCTGCGAGGATCGTACTTTCCTTGCATCAAATCCAGCAAATCACCAAAAATAAATACTAAAGCATTCCTTTCCATTGCAAGGTCAAGATGTTCTTTCAACTTTGCCCTGTCGCAATGTACACTATCTAAATGAACGTCAGAAATAAATAATAAATATCTGTCTTTGCCATAAACCTGGTAATCTTTAAATTCAAATGTATTCGGAAAAATCTTTGTTAACATCGTTGTAATTTTTTTTTTGAAGGGAGACACAACAAGTGCATCTCCCCCGGCACAAAGGTAGCGAACCAAATAAAGCCTATAACTTAAAGCCTATAAGGGCAAAAGCTGCGCTGATTAAACCAAGCTTGGCAGGTAATTGAACTTCAATTTCTTTGCCTGCACATTCTTTTGATGTTTCTTTAATTTTGTTCCAAATTATTTGCGCAAGTTGTACATACTCGCGCCATGTGAATTTAACCTTGTTGCCTTCCAAATGAACATTGATTTCACTTGCCAGCTCGGCAAAATTCATTGAGTAGCAAGCAATGTCTCCAATAGGTGATTTTGGAGTATTTGCTAACTTTAAAGCTTCTTTTAAATTTGTTTCCATGTTTATTTGTTTTAACGTCTAAAAATTCTTAATATGAATGTACCGAGATTTACGCCAGTAATTTTTTTTACATTTTCGGAAATGCTTGTCAATTCAACGACTGCTATCATAGAAGCAACCATGTAGCTTATGTTTAAAGGAATTGAGAAAGTTTGTTTTGCTCCTTCAAATATTAAGATTGACAAAAAATATACAATTATTTTTTCTATTGTGCGATACAATCCCCTTGAATTAATTTCGATAGCTTGTTTTTTGCTTGCAAGCACTCCGCTAATTGTATCAGCAAATACCACAAATGTTGTAAAAAGCAAAAAACCTTTTATCGGTATAAAAAAGGAAGCTACAAAACCACAACATAATGAAAATGCAATTGATTCGTATCCTTGTCTGAGAAGATTAATTATTATTGTTTTCATCGGTTGTTGTTATATATCACTTCTTTGCATTATAATCCAATTTGTCCCATCACTTACAAGTGTAACCGCTCTATGTGTAGATGCAAGTAAAATTGCTGTAACTGGACTTCCAGTAGGTGGAGATGAAAAAGGAATAATGTTTGAGGACGCTGATTGTAAACTTCCAGAACCAGTTTGACGAATATGCAATTCTTTTCCCGGATAAGTTGCAGCATTTGGAAGTGTTAATGTTGTTAAAACATTTGTATTTATATCCAACCAAGTAGTATTTACGCCTACGGTAAAACTTGAAGATGTGCTATTTACATATGTTCGTTCTAACCAAGGAGTATTTACTCTTCCTCCAAATGTACCAGTTGAGCTTACATCCAAAGTACCAGTAAATGTTTTATTTCCAGCAAATGATTGTGTTCCAGTTGTAACAACACCGCTTGCAGTTGTTGAAGCATTGGCAATTGTTATTGATGGTGTCGTTGTTCCATTTGAAACTGATATAGGCAATGTTCCTGTAACATTCGTTACTGTGCCTGTGTTTGTTGAACTCAAAGTACCGCTTGACAAAGACAATCCTGTACCTATTGTAACTGTTGCAAATCTATCTGTGGAAGATAATCCTGCAAGCCTTGTAGCCGTATATGTGTAATCTTTAAATACAGCTCTTCCATTGAATTGAGTTATACCTTCAAATACTTTATCTCCGCTAAATTGTTGCGTACCAGTTGCTGTAACTATTCCTGCCGTTCCAAAAGCTGCATCTGCTACACTAATAACTGGTGTAGTTGTTCCATTAGCAACTGAAATAGCACCTGATCCGCTTACACTAGTAACGGTGCCTGTTGGTATAGTTTGAGTACTTAGTAATCCAGCTGACCCAGCAACAACCATGCGCGTTCCAGCACCTGCAAGGTTAGACAATGTCGTTGCGCCTGTGACACCGAGTGTAGTTCCAATATTTAAACTTCTATCAATTTGTGCATCCCCACTTAAATATAAATCAGCTTTTGTTCCAGAAATTGTATTTACAGTAGTAGATGGTTTTATAGAAAAAGTAACTTTATTTTCTGGTTCACTATATGCTCTATAATAAAATTGATTGTTATTATGATAATAAATACTTGCATCGTATATAATATTAGCTTGGTTGTAAAAACCATTGAACCTGCCGTAATACATAGTAACAGGCGCACTTGCACAACACTCATCATTTGAAAATGTATAATAATGAGTAACTCTATCAGTTGTACCACCATTAGCACTATATAAATTTTGTGTGTATGTTCGTCTAACTGCTCCATCATTTCTTGGAGCTGATGAATAAGCAAATGTCCAACTATTTAAGATTGAACCACTTAACGTTCCACCTGTCAACGGTAAATAAGTTGAAGCCGCATTTGATTGTGTAAGATAAGTCGAAGCCGCAACGCCCGTGCGCAAGTAATTTGTAAGCATGGAAGCGGTGTCACTCACAAAAAGAGTTGCCGTTGTATCTCTCCATAATCCTTCACTACTTTTATAATATAATGATGCATTATTTACTGGTGATGTAATTTGTACATCATGAAGTTCATCTAATTCCTGACCATTCCTTATTTTTACAAATATTTCTCCACTACCAGCATTACTTTTTACACAAACGCCAATATATACACCGTGTATAGGTGCTTGTGGCTTTGTAGATGTCAATGCCCCTGCTGTTGTGCCTGACAAATAAACGGCACTATCCTGGGTAAGTGCCGAAGTATTTAAACCAGTAATTAATCCTTCAGTTATAACATAACCGCTTGCATTATCAGCTATGCTTTCTGCAACAATGCCAAAGGTATTAGCCGATGTCGGATCGATGGTAGCAAGTGCCTTGGCTACGGTAATCCTATTACCTTGGCTACCTGACAAATAAACTACATCTCCTTTTGCCAATGCTGCGCCTGTTCTGTTATTTACACGTTGATGAAGTTGCTGACCTATGACGTTAGTAACATTGCCACCTTTTAACCCTTGTATCAAAGAGCCTTGTGTGTCGTTATATTCAACTTCTCCAACTCCAACTGCACCATCCTTTGCCGTGTTGAAGGTTATTGAATCAAATGGCATTGTTGCGCCTTGTATTATTACTGTATCGGTATTATTAAATTTCCAACCACCTTTTGAAGCAATGTAGCTATACATAACATTATTTACTGTATCAACTAACAAATAAGCCTTTATATCTTTATTTGTGTAATTACTTGGCTTTGTAATAGTGTCTGAGGCACGACCACGGTAAACAAGGCCATTGCCAGTTGTCTGCCATCCTAAACGCTGCTTATTGGAGGTAATGGGATAAGGTATACTATCAACCGACGCCCAAGCAATGTTACAGAACAAGGCTAAAAAAATAAGAAGAGCCTGGCGTTTGTTGCCAATTTTATCTATTTTTTTACTTATAAATTTTCTGCCTAATCCTAATACAAATTCCTGTATTAAAATTCCTGCAACCTTGCCAACGGCTTTTAAAAACTTTCTTTCCTTCTTTGGTTTTATCTCTTCCATTAGTTAATATTTATTGCAAATACAATATAATTACAACCGTCGTAATGAGTATTAGCATCTATGGTAATAGTTGCAGGAGCAGTTATTAAATATTGACTTTCTATTAATTTTTGCCCATTTTGGTAAACGTGTACTGATGCCCCAAGGTTTGTAGTGGGAAGTACACCGTTGTTTTGTGTCCATGTTAGGACATTAGATGATGTAGCTATAAATTCCTGGTTAAATATAGATACAGCAGAACCAGTAACTGTCACATTATTTATAGTTTCCGTGACATTATTATTAACCACACCTCCGCTCCCGGCATTGTTTGCTACTTGATTAAAGTCGCGAGGTTTGCTTATAACAGTTCTTTCGGTATAGTTAGGCATCTAATTCTATTTTAAAGTAATCACCTTGCCAAATTTCTGTTTTCAAATCAAAACTACCTCTTTCAAAAACGTAATAACCAGAGCTATATTCTATTACTTTGTGAGGAAGGTAAGGATTGTCAACTGTAAGGTTTTGGAATGGCATATCAACCATGCGCAGCTTTGGTGTGAGTTGACCGCGGATAACTTCGTTTACTAATAACTGAGTAACATTGTTAAATCCTTGACCGCTACTGACATCCCAACTACTACTATTTTCAAATGCTCCGCTTTCCAATACCTTTAATCCTCCATCTGTCGTTTTACTTGGTCCATCACCTATGTATGTGTCAAGGTTAAATACTGTGGAAGATTTATCATCGTTGTCCGATCCATATTCAAGAATGTCACTTTGTCCGGATATAGCACCAGTAGGAAGAAATTCAAGATAATTATTACTTAATAAATAAGATACTGCATAATCATTTATAATACTTGTACCTGATTCATTCCGCATTGATTTAAGCCGCATTTCCCAAACATACTCAGCACTTTCTGGAATGTCCAATGTATCAAATGTAATTGTTTTATAGGCAACAAAAGCAGCATCAGCCGTTATTGTTTCTGTGTTAAATTCATATTCGTAAAAAGTATTCTCCCATGTGGCAGGTTCAAGCTGAAAATTAAATCCATCTGTATATGTGACACCTCTCTTTAAATATTTATTTTCTTGCTTGACTTCTAATGCTTTTATTTTGCCCGTAAAGCCTGGAGATGATGTGCTATCTAATTTTAAAGTATCTGTATTTGAGGCAGTAATAACATATTCATAATCGCCACTTTCTGTTATTGTTTTAGTTGTTCCACCTAATCTCAATCTCAAAGTGCCAGTATTATCTATCTGTACCTTTATTTTTACATAATACTTTCTTCCATTTGTAACAGTAAATGATGTATAATAGGCTTCTGTTGCTATTAATGTGCCTTCAAGTATTTTATCTGCAATGAGCCATCCGCTGCCAAGTGTCCAGTTAGCACTTACAAAATTTTGTAAAGGAAAGCTATTTATAATGGATGCTACTTTTACCGCAAATACAAATTGAAAAGGCTGAAATGTTGCAGGAGCGATTACCGCAGCATAGAAGCCAAGAATACCTGTATATGAAAGCCTTGCATCTGTGTTGGTAGCGTCAAGGACAGGAGTAATAGTTGTTATTGGTGTCGCGTTCGTAGTATAGTTATATTCCACACCTGCCAATAAATTCTGTTTGGCAAAATGATTATAACGTATAACTACATTTTTTAGTGCAGGATAATAAGTCCACTTGCCACCACTCAACCTCAATAAATCGCTATTTCCTAAATCTGTCTGATTATTTGATAATGTAAAATCAGCCGTAAATGTACCAGATGTTTGAACCCCAAAAGCATTGTATTTAAAATAACGGTGATTTGTAGGTGTGCGTGAATATTCGTTTACTTGTACAAACCAATATTGGCTACCACTAAATAAAAGCCTTGCACCAAATGTCTGACATATCTTTTTTAATACATCATAACAACTTTGGTATATGTAATTATTTTTTGTATCTCTATGATAAAAGGCTCTGTGTTGGATTACTGTTAATAAGGAATAATCATTTGCCGCATTGTAGGCAGTTGTGTTTTCATGCCAGTTAAAAATAGTATGTAATACCGGTAAACTATTTGCTACCAAATTCTCCTGCACAAAATCTAACTGATTAAGGCAGTTAAGTATATGTTGCACAACTGTGTCCTGCCCTTTGTATGGCCCAACCGCGCTGCGGTATTCCAAGGTTTTTAACCATCCCAATCCATCAATAGCAGATATTTGCGCCTCATAGCCTATTGACAAAGGTATATCCTCAAATTCCACTAAGTCAGTAACAATATAACCATACCATTTAAAAGATACCGTTGTATTGTCATCCTCGTAAGCCGTTAATTCAATTGTAAATCTTCCTTCTACCGCTAAACCTATATCTAAAAGTAATGTTTGAAGTCCTGCTGAATTTATCAATAATGATAAAGTAAACCTTGATCCAATTATTGGAGTAAATCTCTCCTGACCTTGAACACTTTCGCTGTCATATTGAAGATTTAAATTTATAGTATCAAATGTACCAACGGCACCAGAGTATGCAGAATCTTTTATAGATACAGTAATCTTCCTATTCTTTTCGTTATATACCGTTGTTTGATACCTTGCTGCCATTATTGTATTCTGCTTAGGCCTTTTTGTGACCTATTTAACAATATTATCAAATCATTTCCGCTTATCCTTGTCTCCAATGTTCCACCAACTCCCATGTCTCCCATCATTGATTTTAATTTTGATAAAGGTGCTATAACCTCAGGATCAACTCTTGCATTTCGATTATCCCCTACCATTGCCATAGTTGGAGCATAAGCAAGGCCACCTTTTGCAAGTTTAGGAGCAGCAACCTTGTTTATCATTGTATTAAATAAAACCGCTGCACCGGCACCAGCAGCACCTGCGACGGCTAATGCTATTGGACCTAAAGCTTTACCGGTTGGCCCTGCCAAAATATTTTTTATTATACCAGCAACACCTTCCTTAATATATGCAGATATAATTGATCTTGCGGCTTGTAATGCAGCAGCACCTAATTTTTTCATGTCTGTTTCACCTTGCATTGCCATATTTGAAAATGCATCTGTTGCAGAAATAACTGTATCTACGACAGTAGCTTTAAAATTTTCCATAGCTAATTGGGCATCTGTAAATGGTTTAGCTATATTTGGTGGATTAGACTTTAATTTTTCATATGTTGCCGCAATATCCGCAGAAGCATTTTTCATAAATAATACTGATTTTTCACCTAAACCTAATTGTTCTTGTATTTTAGGTGCTAAATCACTTACAACTGATTTATTTAATTCTTCCCTTGCTTTTGCTAATTCTCCTAATGTTTTATAAGACTGTGTTTCAAATAATTTTTTATCAACTTTTGAGGTACCAGTTGTTGCTCCTCCACCAGTACCACCATCACCAAACACCAATTCTCCAGTACCTGTTGCACCACCTCCACCTGTACCACCTTTGACAGGTGCAGCCATGAATAGACTTGCTAATTTTCCTTTAAGACTATCAACTGTTTCTCCGATACTTTTAAATCTTGTTTCAACTACCTTTTGTTCTTCCTGATACTTTGTCATTCCTGACAAATCAAATAACTCTAATCCTAATGCCTTTTGAACACTATCAATGCCTTGCATTAATTTTGCAACATTGGAAAGAACTGCATTTTTTATGCTAATCCAAATATTTGTAAATCTATCTTTAAATGCTTTCCAGTTATCATACACATATAATGAAATAGCACCTATGGCAGCGATAGCAGCGGTAACGCCAAGTATGGCAGGATTGGCAAGGATGGCGGCAAATGATTTGCTAATTACACCTGCCATATCTGCAACAGTTGTAGATATTAATCTAATAGTTCCTACCATTGCACCAAAAGTAGTAATTAATTTACCCACTATAAAAATAGCTGGGCCAATAGCTGCAACTATTAAACCAGCCTTTACAATAAAGCCTTGTGTTTCTGGATTAAGTGATTTAAATCCATTTACTAATCTTTGTATTCCCTCGCTTAATGAAGCTGCTACGGCTTCTAAATTTAAACTTTCATTTATTGCTTTGCCAAGTTCGGCTAATGATGCGCCTACATTATCTTTTAAATTATCAAATGTATTTCCTAATCCTCCATTTGCTCTTTCTAATTCACCTAATGCTCCAACTGACCTTTTTATAAATTCTTCAGAACTTATTCCCAGCTCCCTTATTCCTTCGGCTGTCACTACGCCAAATTCTTCTTTCATTACTCTGGCAAACTCGGGAAGCCTTTCTTTAATTTGATTTAAATCCTCCTGCGTAACCTTACCAACTGCGCTTATCTGTGAAAGTGCTAATACTACTCCATCAAATTGTTCTGCACCACCACCTGCCCTTGCTACGGCATTACCAAATTGTGTGATTGTTTCTCTTGCAGCATCAGCATTCATACCTACACTTTGTAAAGAGGCAGAAGCCTTAACAACTTCTGGAAGGGCAAGGCCTGGATTCTCAGCAACTTTCCTTAACTTCTCCATTTCAATAGCTGCATCCTGGCTACTGCCCATAATGGCAGTTAATCCATTTTGCAACTTCTCCATGTCGGCAAAGGATTTGAGGGCAGCGGTACCAAGGCCGATAATAGGAAGCGTTAATGACTGGGTTAAATTGCTTCCAATGTTCTGCATATTCTGCCCAAACTTCGACATTGACTTTTCTACCCTACCAAGCTCCTTGTCAAGGTTAGTGGTGTCAATGCCAAGTTTTAAGAGTAATTTACCTATTGCCATTTATATTTCTTTATCCCATTTGTCAAATATTGTTTTGTCATTATTTGTTAAAGGTCTGTTAGTTTCTTTCTTAACCGGTGTTTCCCAGGGAAACTCTATCAAATCTTTTGGCTTTAAACTTTTACCCTTTGCCGTGTGAACATTGAGAAGCAAAGTTGTTTGCCATCGGATGCGCTCCCATTGAAATTGTTCCGTTATTATAAATTGATTGTTATAACCTTGCATGGCTATAACAACCTCTCTGAAGCTCATGTCGTAATATTGCGAAGGAGGAAACCTTAAAACTCCGAAACAAAATTGTTCGATAAATTCAAGTGTTAGTTCTCCACCTTCGCCACTACGTTTTTTTCATTCTCGTTTTCTGGTGGTGAAATCTCGTTTGAAATCATCTCCATGATTCGAGTTATACCTCCCATATCTGTGTCAACAAGATCGCAGAAAGATTGTAAGGTGTAAGGGCATTTCTCGCCTTTAACCTTGTAACCATGTTCAACGCCTGTATAAGCAAGTTCAAGGGCAAGCAAAAGGTCTTCGCCAAGTTGGGAAAGGTCGCTTAATTTTAGCTTCCTTTCCCTTAAAAATGTACCTAACACGAACATTCCAAATTTAATCGGAATAGTCGTGTTGGCAATTGTTATTGTTTTCATGTTAGGTAATTTTTACTATTTAGTTGTCTTTGTAATTGCGCCAGTAACCTCAAATGAAGCTGAATAGCTTGTATTTTCTTCTACCGCTGCGTTTAAATCTAATGATGTACAGATGGCCTGCATTGTAAACACATTATCGCCTGATACATCTGTTGTAAATTTAATTGTCAGAGCCGTTCCACTTATTAAGTCAGTAAACAAATCATCAAACAAATAATTAGTTGATGAATCACCAGGGCCAGCGTACAATGCCTCCGTTGAAAGAGTGCCTGATAGTTGACCTTTCTTTACTTCTCTCCAACCACCAGATGCGCTATCTTTTGTCAAGATTTCACGCATTGCGGCTGTAACGTTCATTTGGCAGGATGTTGCGTAACCGATGGCGGTATTATCTTTATAAAGACGCATCAACGTACCATTAATAATGCCAGTAGTTGCCATGTTATTTTATTTTTTTGGTTTATTAATTTTCTCTTCTTCTTCATCTGTATCCTGACCTTGGAAATAATCCATTGGTACCGGAATAGGAATATAGACTGGTTCTTGCTGATGTTCGGCTTTCTTAGGCATCTCCTCCACTACAAAGCTTTCATCAAGTAGTTCTGCAATGCCATCTTTTATCAATTTTTCTCCATATTCAGATAAAAATATACCTACCTTGCCAGGCGCCTTGCCATTCCATTCTTTGAGTAATCTTAATTTCATCGTTTCATTTTTGCCATAAAATCAATTGACATCCAATATACAGATAATTCAGGGTTATACACTTGGCTATCGCTGCTTATATATTTAATTGTTTGCACTTCCACACCTTCCGCACTACCAACAAATCTATCTAATCTATTTCTAATTAAATTAGAAATCTCTTGCGTATCATCATAACTCTGCGTATATACATCAATTTGCAGATTTATTTCTTCAAGGTTACTTTGTCCATCCTTGTAATCAACTGGTAAGCTATTTACAATAGTATAAACAACAAAAGGATATTGTACATCCTGCGGAGTGATGTCCGGATATACCTTTGTGCCAATATAAGCTGTTATATTCGCATCTGTGGTTAATCTACTATATATAAGTTTACCTATCATAACTCCCAGAATTTACGCGGATATTGTTGAGCCATTTTTAATGCTTCTCCTGACATTTTTTGCATAACTGCCATTTGGCTTGCCTTTTCCGCTTTGTTTTTTACCCTTCTTACCCATGCTTTGGTATTACCGTACACCATGTGAGCGTAAAAGCCATCAGTTTTTCCATCACTACCTAAGGTAGCACCTTTACCAGCATCTTTGTATAAAGGACCAATTGCAGATGTAACTCGTTTTAAATTTTTTTCATCTGATATTATTTTAATAGACCTTTGTAAGTTGCCTGGTAATATTGTATATTTTAAACCTTTACCACCGACATAAAATTTATGTAATCTATTCGATTTTGGTACTAAATTTTTATAGGCAGATAAGGCAATTGGTTCAGCTGCTTTGGCTATCTCCTTTCTTTTTTCAATAGTTATACGTTGCATTATATTGTCAAGCTCAACAACTGACTCAGCAAAATTGTAGATAGCAAGTATCTGACCTTTCTTATTAACTCTTTTTTGAGTTTCAGCCTGCAGTCTTTTTAGTTTATCTAACTTTGCCTGATTAATGAACATATAATTTTATTTTATCCTGCCCATATTTCAGGGCAGGAATATTTTAAGCTACTGTTAAAGTAAGAGCTGAAGCGTTGAATTTAACCTCGTCGCCTGATGCTATTGTTTTAGCAGTTGTCAAAGCACCGTAAAATAATAGGTTACCAGTAGCAGATGCATCAAACACGGCAAAATGCGTAGCTGAAGCCGTAGCAGTTGCAGAGGATGTAATAGTAATAGCAGAAGCATTAGTAATTGTACCTGCTCCACCAGTTCCCCTTGTCCATGATCCAGCGCCACTTGCAACAGTAACACGGGAATACAATGCACCTGTTGCAGAGCCTGCATCAGTTGGATCTTGTGAGTATAACTGTACGAATGTAGCAGTAGGTGCTGTCATTGATGTACCTGCTATCCATCCAGTTATTTGGTCTTCTAAATAATTTGAAAAAGCACTCATTTTTTATCAGTTTAAATTGTTTAAAATTTGTTTCCTTAGTTCATTCACTTTATCTATGCGTAAAACGTCGTTTAGGTATTGCCTTCCATCTTTCACTATACTTTCTCTGTTAAATTCCTTGTCCTTCATATTTAGCAAAACATCTGTAAAGTTATCGTATTTTAATACGCCTGGAATGTTATATTCTGGGATGTCATTTGGTGCAACCACCACACCGCCAGCGGCTAACATCTCTATTGCAAATATATTTGATTTAGCATAGTTAAAATCATTCTTAAGTAACGGAAATACACCGTAATGACATTGGCTATTATTTAATAAATCGAAGTAACTAAATAAATTATTTGTCCACTCCTTGACGTATACTTTTGGAAATAAATGAGCCATCAAAAAATCTTGTATTCCAAGCATAGCCACCTCAAATTTATCAGATTCAGCCATTAAATTAATTTCATCCTTTATCGTAGCAATGTCATCTAAATGATGCATACTTCCCCTCCAAATCACTCTTACCTTATCTTCAATGCTTGGTATTGCCATAAAAGGCTGAATCATGGGATTCCAGGCATTTGGTATAACAAGGCTTGGACATTCGTGAAAGTCTTTGTAATAGTCCTGTAAGGCAGGTGTTGAATAACTGACAAAATTAGCCATTGACAAACATTCCTCTACACTTTTTTTACTTGCCTCTGTTGAAAGTGCTTTGTGTGCCGGGTTAACGCGCTCGGTTTTGTGCAAATTGTCGTCATGGTCAATAATAATTTTCTTGCCCATTCTTTTGCAATCACGCAGCACATCAAGGTAAGCTTGGCCGTTCGGTGATTTGGCAATAATTACATCTAAATTAAAAATATCAAACCACTTTGTATTATGAATATCAAGATACTTGATTTCATGGTCAAGGTAGCTATATACACCAACTGTCCGATAAAAGTCGGTAGCTGGGGATTCAATATTTGTAAAAATGCCAAGTTTCATTGTGTTAGGTTTATTTCTTCCCAGTTTAAAATATCTTCATTCCATGCATACATCTTACCATCATTCGGATAAGGTACAGGGCTATCCCATAGGCAAGTGTCCTCGTTTAGTATCCACGATGGAAAAGGCTTAGGGGGAATGAAAGCGTCTCGGATAGGGTCGTAATAATATCCAATGCCAGCATAGTTTTTACGAAATGCCTTGCTTTGGTCAATGGAAGGTGTGTTATTATCTGCTTGATAATGGATGCCGCCACGCGTGTTATAGGAAGTGCGTTTGTAAATTTCCCCTGTTTGTTGGCTAATTTCAACTTCTCTATTTTCATCTTCATCCCTTGCTACAGTTACAAAGATGACATAATTTTCAGCGTTTAATTTTGCAAAATGTGCCATATTAACTAAAGGTTACAGTTTCAGAAGTTGTTGTTGTTGCCGTTATTGTTATTGTCTTAAATCCACCGCCAGTTGATGAAGATTGAGTTACACCCCCTGTAAATGTTGCAGTAACTGTGTCTGGTATTTTTATAATAACTACACCCGAACCTCCGTTTCCTGCATTTCTTGTAGAACCAATACCAGATCCACCACCACCACCACCACCAGTATTTTGAATTCCATCAGTAGCATTAGATGAATTACCAGAACCAGCACCACCACCATTGAAAGCAGAACCAGCTGGTGTTGTTGTTGCACCTCCACCTCCTCCGCCTGCATAAGAATTACCAGTAATATTTGATGTTAAACCAACACCACCATTTCCAGCCGCACCTGTTGATGTATTAATATTTTGTCCTAATCCTCCAGCTCCACCACCTCCACCTCCTCCGCGTTGCGAATTATATAATCCGCCAGTTCCACCATCAAAACCTTGATTAGCTGGACTAGCAATAGCGCCTGCTGTTGGTGTACTACTTCCATTACCACCACCGCCTGAACCACCAGTTGATGGAGCTGTACCATCATTTACACCACCTCTACCACCACCAGTTGAAGTAATTGATTGTAAAATTGAATTATTACCAGCTACATTTTGCGCTCCACCACCACCAATAACGATTGAATATGCAGTATTTTTATTAATTGTGAGAGATGATTCTGATGATGAATTGCCGCCCGAAGTACCAACACTCGTTCGATAACCACCTGCTCCTCCACCTCCTCCAGACCCAGAAAATGCACCACCACCACCACCACCGCCAGCAATTACAAGATAATCAACTGATACAGTTGGTGCTGCCACATTCAACGTCGCATTTGTTACCGTTGCCGCTGCATTTACACTTGCCGCGACATTATCCACCGTTGTAAGAGTTGCACCTGTGAGGCTTGCCTCACCCGTAACACTTGCTACTATCGTTGCCGTTCTAAACAAGTCAGCATTTGTACTTGTTGCCGTTGCTACCGCAGCTGCGACAAAGGTTACACCGATGCCAGCCTCTGCGCTACTGTTAGCCGTTGCAGTTGCTTCAGCACTTATTATTCTTGTGATAAAGGCATCGGCATTTGTTTGAGCCGTTGCAGTTGCTTCAGCATTAACAGTGTATGAAAGGGATGCATCAGCAGTCGTAATTGCCGTAGCCGAAGCACTTGCATTCACTGACAATGTTAATTGAGCATCAGATGATGTCTGAGCAGTAGCCGATGCGCTCGCTTCAAGCACCTTGGTAAGCGTAGCATTTGCCGTAGTGTCGGCAGTTGTATTTGGACTACTTTGTAAAGTAGTTATTCTTAGTATATCTGCTGTAATTGTGCCTGTTGCGGTAACAGAAGCATCAACGCTTGTAATGCCTTGAGATATAACATCAAGCGCACTTGTAGCCGTTGCATTGCCTTGTACACTTGCATTGAATGTTTTACTTACTAATGCATCAGCAACAGATGAAGCCGTAGCGTTTACACTTGTTGCAATATATTGCACAATTGTTGGTGATGCGCTAACATTAGCACTTGCTGCTATGCTACTATTAATAGGAATAACTTTTGTTATACTTGCTTCACTTGTACCTGATGCAGTTACATTAGATGCAACTTCTACAACACCTTGTTGTGCAGTTGTAATTTCACCGATGGCAGAGGCAATGGCATTAGCCTGACCAATGACAGACATTAGTAATTTAAGGTTAGCAGATGTCGTAGCAATACCTGATACAGCAGCAGCAACATTTACACCGGTAAGGATGTAAGAATCATAGAAGATGCCTTGAAAGGAAATAAACCTTCTATCGTGGCTGACTTTTAAATTTTTAACCTGATATAACTTATCTCCCCAAATTACTCTTGATTCCTCAGATATTGTTGATATATATCTTATAGTAAATTCACAAACATTTTTAGCCGTGTTTTTACCATCTATTATATTTTCATTTGATCCTGGCAACTTGCTTTCTGCAAATGCCCATATAGTTGTAGTGTCTGCCCAACTTTCAGATGCAAATCCTGTTAATGACCTTGAACGAGTCACGTTCTGAAGGATTATCCTATCCCTCATTTTTCCAGTAACTTCGTTTTTGTTATACTTCATTACAGTATTTGAACTCTATATTGGTCTAATAAATATTCTGATGCCGTTGGCAGCTTTTTCACATAATCTTGCCGGTTATCATAGGCATCCGTAACCATTAATAAAATGGCTTGTCTTATTTGTGCAGGTACACCGCTTGGTTCACTTGAATAGCCAGCGGTATAAGTTATAGTAACATCATTAATATTGCCGTATAATGTTGGCCATGTTTTGCCGTATGCCAATGAAAGCCTGGCAGGTTTTTCAAAAGTATCTACAATATAATTTGTAGAAGCAAATGTTTGAGTTGTATTGTTTGAATCTGCGTATTGAAATGAAGAAACAGATATAACTGGAGATACAGATAAATAAATAGTACTAAGTTGTAACCTATCTAATTTCTCTGTTATTGTTTGAGTAATTAACGCTTGATTTAAATAACTTTCAGCCGCCTGCCTTGCACTTTGCAATAAGGTAGTAATCAAAGTATCCTCAGTTGAATCATCAACTTTCAGATAATCTTTGACCTCTTGCAATGTAAAAATTTCTGTTGCTGGTGCTGTTGTTACTTTCCAAGCCATTGTTTTATTTTTTAGTAAGGGATGAGCAATTAATGCCCATCCCTAAACACTATCCCTATTTACAGATTCTTCAAGTGCTTAATCGCAGCAGTATTTAACAATTTGCCGTCAAATCTTGCATACATCAAAAATCCAAGCTCCATTTCATCCATAAACCTCTCACGCAATGGCACAAGCACATTGTTAGCCACTTGGCGAATAATATACTTTGACCAATCACCGAAGAAAATAATCTTTGCATCGGCAGCTTGTGCAGATGGAAGGTCATTATTAACAAAGTAATTATAACCTAATAATTTGTCAGGTGTACCTTCTCTCAATGATGGCTGGAATAAACCGTTATAATCATTGTCAACATTTAACTTTCTAACCGCGCTCAAAATCTGGTCATGCATCATAAACGCAGCAGATGGCGAGTTACGGTAAGCAATGTCAACAGAATGTACAAGGTTAATAAGATCACTTGCGGTAAATGCACCGGTAGATGCAGATTCAACGCCAGAAGGTGCTACATCTCTAAATCCAGTTGGCTTTCCTGAACCGTCACCAGTTGTGAACGCTGTGTTCAAGCCACGGCCTAAACGCTCACCTAACATAATAGGTAATTCTGTATTTAATAAGCCAAACTCATCATTTGCCCATTCAACAGATACCTTAACAAGTGTATTTATAACGTGAGCAGCAAATGTCTCTCTTGTGAAAGTCATGTCCTGAACAGTAACCGCTCCACCTTCTGTGTGCCAGTTGCCTGATGTGCCTGTGTCATTTACCTTTGGCCAATACAAAGTACCTGCCTGTGGCGTTGTAATTACACGAGATACCTGGAGCATTGGGCCATAATATGCCATTGTCTTTTCCAACTCATAAGAAAATTGGTAAGGAATGACATAACCACCTGCAAGACCAGTCTCAGCCGTTGTGATTGTTGCAGTACCACGCATCTCTCTAAGCATTGATTGCTCATTGCTTGTCAAGTCACGCTTTGCAAGAGCTTTCATAAATGCTGTGTGATACTCAGGTGATTTTACAATTTCCCTGGCATTAGTTGGCATTGCAGAAATGCTTTGCTCAACTTGGCTAACAGAGCGGCTTTCAGAGTTAATTTCATTCCACCTTTCAAGGCGTGAAATTTGCTCTGTATAATTTTTAAAAGAGGCATCTGCTGCATCCCATTGGGATAACTCGTCGGAGGTCATTAACCTTCCTTCGGCTGTTGCTCTCTTTTGTAGGTCTTCCATTATTGCATAGTCGGAAGCCCGCTTTTCTCTTAACTCTTTAGAAGTCATTTTTAAATTGTTTTAAGTTTGTTTAAATGCAGGGCGTTCCTGCGTAATTCTTGCTGTATTCTAATATCTGACTTAACAGAAATTTCAATCACTTTTTTTAAATCTTCATCTATATCCTTTGTAGCTTCATAACTTCTTTTTGCTACCATTGTATCAGGATTAGCTGGATAGGTTACAGGAGAAACATCATATACCTTTTTAATGCTTCTGATAATTCTTTTTGGTTTATTACCAGTATTTTCTTCCCACTTCTCTTTATCAACCGTAAATGCAAAGCTACTTTGGTACACATCACCACGTCTTACCATTTCTAACAAGTCATTGCCTAATGTTGTATTTGGTGCTTCAAATTCATACTCCATAGCATTGCCTGTCACATTTAATTTTAATGTACCGGATGAAGTTCTTGCAAGCACCATGTTTTGGTCATGGTTAAACAATGCTACTACATCCTTCATGTCGGCATTAGCCAATGCGTCTGTGTCCATTAACTCCTCATACCAACCCATGTCATAGGCAGAGTTAAAAACAGTAGCCGTACCAAAGATGGTGCGGCTTTCTGGTTTAGCTCTTAATTCAAAATTTATGCTTCTCTTTTCCATATCAATAGATATACTGTTTTCTTCCTTTAATTCATTTATCTTTCTTTCTGTCCATCCTTTCATGGTCTCTCCTCCCCAGGCTGAATACATAATTGATCCACATATTTCCGAACCGTCTTCATCTGTAAATCTCCCTTGATTATAAACCTCTGCACGTGATAAAAAGCTAAATGTTCTTTTAATTTCTGATAAATCTAAACCTTCCTTGTTTGCAATTTGATTTGCACGAAACCAACCTACGCGAGTGCCACATGAAGAGCCATTTTCCTCTTTGTGTTTTAGAGCCTTTTTAGCTGCTCTGACTGCTGATTGTGGGTAATCGTTATATGTTGGCATCTTGCGTTATATCGTTTGTTTGTTCTGTCTTTATATTTGATGCTAATGGTAACTCATAGCTATCGCCACCTTCATAAGGATTCATATTTTCTTTAATTCTAATTTCGTTTGGTGACATCGCCAGTACATTACGCATTGTTGTATAGTAGGAAGATCTCGCAGCTATATCACCACGCAGTAAGCCATCAAGATTAAAGCGTGTGCTATATCTATCCTTTTCAACTTCAAAAAATATCTTTCTATTAAATTCTGCCTCTATGATTTCGCACAAAGGCATAATAGTATAGTTCACAAACATTTGGCTCAACTGTTCCATGTTGCCAAATGTCGCTTTGTCCATATCTTCCAACAAAATGCCCGGTACACCTGTAATCCTTGCAATGTCGGATATAGTAGCTTTCTTTGTTTCGTTAAAAGAAGCATCGTTTGGATTTAAACCGACTTTTTGAAAGTCCATCCCTTCCTCAAGTATCGCAGTACCTCCTGCGTTTTGGCTTCCACCAAATGCACGGTTAAAGCTGCTTTTAAGTCTGTCGTATGCCTCGTTTGTTAATCTTCCAGGATGTTTAAGAACACCGTTCAAATGTGCGCCATTCTTATAAAAGTTAGCACCATAATTTCTGTTTGCTAATGCTAAACCAAAATTATCTCTGTGAAGATCAGGTATAAGTAATGATTTTATGCCATCCCAGGCAAGGTTAGGAATGTATATAATATTTTCGCTTCTATATGTTTTGTTTGTTTCCTTATTTTTAAATACAAGTTCATTCCTACTGTTATACCCTATTTCCATTTTAGTAGGATTAAGGATAGTAAGGCTGTTTATTCTTGTAGTTATGCTATTCCTGTTAATAGCTGCGTAAAATGCGCCATGTGCAAGATAATGCAACACCATTGTTTTATAAAAGGTGTGTGAGGTATATAGTTCGGAAGGTTCACGACTAATTATTTTATAATTAGGATGATCCTTTGCTATTTTTATAGCTCCATTGTCTTGCTTTTCTATAATGTCAAAAGGAATTGAGCCAATAACACCTCCGAGTATTTGTGTTGCCCGGTAAAAAGCAGGAAGACCAACAATTGAATACTCATCAACGGCTACACCTGCGGCAGAGCCACGCTGAAACAAAGCACCTAATGTATCACCATTTATTGGTGTAGATGGATTTTCCAGGCTGCTTTTACGCGTGGAAAAAAAAGACCGCATGGAATCAAATATAGCCATGCGGTAAAATTAAACGAAATAGTATGAAAAATCTGAACCTTTAGTAACAAGTTAAACAAATCTAATATCCATATACATTTTTTTAGCCTTTCTAAAAGAATTATAAGATGTATATTTGTCATCTAAGCCTAACTCGTTTCTTTCCTCTTCCAATCGATGCCATGCTTCTTGATGTGTCTGTGTTTCTGCTGTTAATTCATAAAATCTATGAAAATAACCAGATGTGCAATTGATTTGCCTAACTTGTTCGGCGTACTCATGTTTTTTCATTAATATCTCCATAATTGACATATTTTACTTTTTAATTAGGTACATTTATAACATTAATAAACCTTGTTCACGTTCGCCAGATGTATAGATAGTTGGTCTGTCTTCAACCATTATCTGAGCGTAAGCCATAACCATAGCAACAGGACCATCTACCTTTTCCGTTGACTTTGCCTTATCAATTTTAATATTACCAGCAGGATCAAATCGAAGCATAACATTAGTAAGCATCCATTCCATAACTGGGTTAGCGTCATGAGTAATTTCATTTGATAAAAACAATTTTTCTACCTCTTTAGTTGGTGCAGACATAGAAATAAAGCCTTGTCCAAATGGCTTCATATTTGCTCCATCATTAGTTAATTGTATAACTAACTGCGAAGCGTTCCATCTGTCAAAAGCTATACATTCTATTTTATATTTATTTGTCAACTCTATTACTTTAGACTTGATGAAGTCATAATCAGTCACATTCCCCTCAGTCATTATCAAATGTCCATCTTGCGCCCATTGTACATATGGCACACCATCTGATAATGATCTTTCCCTGACATTATCCTCAGGGCAGAAGAAATAACTTTTTATATGTGGCTTATTAAGTCCTGCTTGTATTGGAAAGCAAAGAACTAAGGCAGCAATATCCCTCGTAGAAGCAAGGTCAAGGCCTGCAAAGCATTTCTTATTTGTTAATTGCTCATCACTTATAAAATGCCTTGTTTGTTCAACATAACTGTTAGATATCCAAACGCTGGATGTAGTTGTCCATACATTTAGATTCTTTGTCATAAATTGTATCTGCTTTGCTGCTCCCTCGTTCAATGCTTTCTGATACTGGTCATCCATGTAGCTTATGTACGGTGTAACGCCAAGGTTAGGATTGGATTTTGTCCAATTCTTTTTATCCTGCCAGTCATCACCCTCATCAAGGCAAAAAAGCAATGGAAATACACTATTATCTATTTTCCTACCTTCCAATATATCAACCATTACTTTCCGGAATTGATAACATGGTGATTCCCGGTTAAATCCTGCTGTAGTGGTTATAAGTAACAATGGCTGAGTACGAGAGCCCATACCCGTCTCCATAACCTCTAAAACATCGCTTGTCTTGTGTGCGTGATATTCATCGATTATTGCACAATGTGGGTTAAGGCCGTCTAAGGTATCTGCATCGGCTGATACAGATTCCATCTTTGAATTTGTGTTAGGTACATTGCAGTTGTATTTTAATACATTGACTAATTTATTAAATGTTTTGGAATCTGCCTTTAATTGTTTAAGAAATACCT